TTACCGCGCCAGCTTTGGGTGTTGATACGCCCGGCACTACAGTTGGCAACTTTGGATCTATAGTATCAATATCAAAGTCACGATCAAAATCACTTGGTTTGCTACCAGTCACAACCAATTCGTTGTCATCTACAGGTGCTATGTAATCAGGAATGGTTGGGTTAAGAGGATATGATCTGTTGGCAGTCATGACCAATTCGTCGTCGGCTGGTTTGGCAATAGTCTTAAAGTAATCGTCTATGGGTGAAGATGCGGGTGCTTTATCTTTTTCCCCAGTAACAACCATTTCATTGCCGCCATTGATAATATTTTCAATGTCTTGATTGCTTAATCCGCTGTCTTTGGAATCATCAATGGTATTGATGCCAATAGACTTCAAGAAATCATCAGTATCATCAACCTGCGTTCCACCCAAAGAGCGGGTGCTTGATGTTGAAGTATTTGTTGAATCCGGCCCATACAAGCGTTCAAGCTCATCAATTACTCTTTGGGTGTTTTCATCTTGTTCTTCAGGAGAAGTTTGCGACTGCGTAATAGCTTTATTAAGTCTATTTTCTATGAGTTGTGCTTGCTCATCTGAATCAAGTTCTGGCTCTTGGGGAGTGTTGGTGTTTTGGCTTCCTTTTGGCGAAGGGCCAAAGCCAGCCATTGCTAAACTCATCAAAGCTTTGTCTATGGGTTGATTGGTAATTGCGGCGTTAATACCAGCATTAAGCAATTTTTGCTGGGCTGGACTAAGATCACCAAACCCTAAACTTGAAGCCGCAGAATTAACCCCAGTATTTACAAGACTGGACATTAGAGCTTCAACCGGATCAACTTTAAATCCACTGCCAACAACTGATTTGGCTAAGTTAGATGCAATTTCTGTACCGGTATTGCCAAGCACATCTGTAATGCCTTCTATACCCGATACAGCATTGCCCGCCATTCCCCCAGCATAAGAAAGAGCTGCGGATTTAAGAATATCAATTGGTTTTTTACCAGACGCCAATCCCAACGCAGCAACCGCAAGAGGCCCGCCAATAGCAGAGGCGATCATTGTTCCAACGGGGCCGCCTAAATCACCAAGAGGATTTTGGGCAATGTTGCCCGTATAAAAGATTGGATTTCCTTTAGAGTCAAACTGTACGTGAAAACCCGTAGCACCATTGCCCTCATAAGTTCCACCAAATAAATTTGGGCTTGTTTGCTCACTTGTGCTAAATGGGGAAACAATACGTTGTCCAGTCTCTTTATTTCCAAGGAGTTTTGAAGTGGTAATAGGAGCCGTGTAAACGATTTGGCTTCCAGATTCTCCACTGACATCTTGGGCGGTAACTTTGCTTGGATCTACGGGTTTACCCTGTAAGTCAACAAAACCACCACGCCCGTCAGGTCTTACTTCTGTGTCATAAGGCACATCAATCATGCCAACTTGGTTAATATTTGTAACACCTGCGGAGGCTAAAATCTTAGCCATTTCCCGCGCATTTGCCTCAGCAGATCCGTATCCTTGACCTCTCCAGCTTGCGGTTGTTCCCTGACCAAGAATTTGCTGTACTAATGCATCAAGGTTGTCGTCTTTTGGTTTGGCAGCTACAGAAGTTACAGGCTGGTCTTGTTGAGATTCCTCTTGAATAAACTGATTGCCCGGCGCTCTAGGAATAATGTCTGATACTGTTGGAGCTGGCTCTGCCCCACTCTTAAATAAATTTACAAGGTCAAACGAGTCTGTAATAATCCCTGAGTTTGGATTAAATGGATCACGCTCTACTATTGGTTCTACTATTGGCGGCCTCACGTTGAAATCTGGCACTGTTAGGGATGGCTCTGATCCGCTCTTAAATAAACTTGCAAGATCCATTGGTTCTTCAGTAACAATCCCGGAGCTTGGGTTGAATGGCTCGCCACCGCCGATTTGCTGGTTTGCGTTAAGATTTTGTGTTACTGGAGCTGGCTCCGCCCCACTCTTAAATAAACTTGCAAGGTCAAACGAGTCTGTAATGATCCCATCATCTGGGGCGCGTCCTATGTCGTATGTGGGTGCAATAAAGTTAGCGAGTGCATTATTTTGTTGGACAGCATCACCCCCAAATGTATCTGCGTCTTGAGCAAGAAGCTGATACAAAGGATCCCTAGGTTTAGGCAAAGGCCACTCTGGGTATGGTGCGTCCCAAGACATATTATCCAACCTTCCAATTTGTTCCGTCAGAATATACAGGGACTGCAACAGCCCCGCCAGTCGCAACGGTTGCTCCAAACGTAGGGAGCAAAGCATCAGTAACAAACGCTCTAGCACCCTTACCAGACGTTACCGCACTTGGCAGTGTTGCCACGGTGTAGTTAGTCAAAGGCGGCTGGAAAGCACCAGAATCTAATTGATTAAGTATGCTCTCTAAACGATTGAAGTACAGACGCAAAATGTTGTTTAGCTGATTCTGATACTGCTCGCTGTATGCGGGCGTGGCAAAGGGTAGCGCAGGCGGCGTAATCCGTTGAAGATCGTACTCTGATGTAATGATGACGGTCATGAGTTACCCCTACGACCATCTTGACGGATATCCAAACGCGGCGATCCAAGCTGCCATGTGCATCCAATCTGATTAGATTCTACTTTAAGAATCATCTGGCGTCCTCGAACGCGGATGTACACCTGACCAGTAAACTTCTCAATTGGCACAGTTGCTGTCCTGACAATCGTGGCGTCTTGGTTACCGCCCAAGGATATAGGATCGTTGTATCCAGAGCCGGAGTTCTGCATAGGTATCAGCGTCATTGTGCATTGAGGTGAATCAATCGTGGATCCCCTGAATGTAATGTCAGGCAGGATCCTCCACACAAAACCGAACCTATCGCCGTCATCAATGTCAAACTCGGCAGTCTCAATAATGGCGTTAATTGGCAGGGTAGTACCGGTTGCATTATCGTCAACACCATTCTCGTGATAGACAATGTTTCCTGTGGTGTTTGATTGATAGGTTGCCGCCATAGGATAGTTACGCAGGCCGGAATCTAGCCATGCTGTACGCGCCATAGTCCCGTAAGCCCAGACGTCTTCTGCGTAGTTATAGGTGACGTATCTGTCAATTGCTGTTGAGTTTGCTGAACAATAAAAGAACCAGACTTCATTAAAGCCTTCGTTTGTAGATGCAAAGATCTGGGCGGCCTGATCTAAGTTAATGTCTTCATAAATAAACTGACGCAAGTCGCAACGCAAAGTCTGTGTACGACCATCGTATTTATAGAACTTGTCAATACCCATCCAGTACGTTACACCAGAAGCAATAGCCGCCGCGTTTGGCCCAGCAATAGATAAGTTATCACCTAGCAACTGAGAGCCCCATACAGCTGGCGGGCCTTGGTATTGCATGGAATACAAAGATGAATCTGTCCAGATCAAAATCTCCTGACGAGATTGAAGCGCGGTAACGATCTTGGATCCATGCGAAAGCTGTAAGCTACCGGCCTGATTTGTTGAGGCAGGGAACCACTCGAGGTAATCCTCTTGGTCAGACCAGCGAACCAGCATTGGGTTTTGTGTGGCATCGGCATAGTCATTACAGCCAAATGCAAATGTAAACCTAGATGAGTCTGAGATAAGGATAAAGTTCTGCACAGTGGGGACATAACTAGCACCGGGCAAACTAGATATCAAAACACCCCTAGTTGTTAGAGATGTGTTGGCCTTCCAAATGTAAATCTGCCCGCCATTTGGTGCAAATATTAAGTCTTCACCAAAGTTAGCCTGACTCCAAATACGCATCTGGCTAACTGATGCCGTACCAATACCCCATGTTCCTGTACCCCAAGCACCGGCGCCCCAGCCAACTAATGGAATGGCATAAGCTGTACCAACATTAACCTGATATGCTGCCAAGACAGAAGCTCCGCCGCCCGTAGTGGTTGCATTAGCCGCAGATGCCGCTGTGATTGTGTATGTGGTTGTGGATGTTCCAATTGTGGTGATCTGGTACTCGCCATTTAAGGTAAGTCCAGCAACAGCTGTAGCGCCGCTAAACGTCACAAAGTCGCCATTAATATATCCACCCGTGGCATCGGTCACTGTAACAGTGGTAGAGCCAGATACTGTGGCAAATGGATTGTTTCCTAGAGTAGCCGCTGTTTTTCGCAAGGGAGTGATGTCGTTATACGCACCACCAGATTCAATGTAAAACTTAAGGTTAGTACCAACACCAAGTAAGTTCTGACCGCCCAAAGTCACCCAGTTCCACAAAGACCGGCAAACTCCCAAGAATGTCGTTGCTGAAATCCTCTGCCAGCCACCAATCTTCTCTGGTGTGCCCTGACGAAACCGT